TGCATTATGCAAATTCAATGGTGGTGCTGGTTGGTACAGTTGGAAAAAAACAGATAGTGATGGAAATAAAATTCCTAACAATCAAAGAATGACTTACGCAAATATTGAAGTTATTAGAGAAGGTGCAACTATTCCAAGTGAAGCTGATGTTAATGCAAAGATACAAGAAATCAAAGATGCTGAACAAGCAGCAATAGATAAAAAAGCATCTGCAAAAACAAAACTAAAAGCACTTGGTTTAGATGATGCAGAACTTAAAACTTTAGGATTATAATATGAGTGAAATAAAAGTAGATACAGTAGCAGAAAAAACTTCAGCCAATGGAGTTACTGTTGACGGATTAAATATTAAAGATAGCAAACTGGTTACATCTAATTCAGTTGTTGCTGGAAACATAACAGCGGATGCTATTGATGCAACCAAGATCGCTGACAATGCTATCTCTGAAGAACACCTGGATGTAACAGCTGTAACTGGACACACAGCAGAAACTTCTATTGCAGATGGAGATACTATTTTAATCCATGACGCAAGTGCTAGTGCATTAAGAAAAATGACTAAAGCTAATTTTGTATCTGGTATTGGTGGAACTAACACTCCAGCTTTTTTAGCATTTAAAAGTAGTGTTCAAGATGTTAGTGATAACGCAACAACTAAAATAACATTTACTTCTGAAAAATTTGATACAGATAACACTTTTGCTAGTTCTAAATTTACTCCTGGAGTTAGTGGTAAATACTTTATTTATTCTCAAGTAGGTGCTTATCCATTAAATAATGTTGGTGTAGATATGACTATTATACTTTATAAAAATGGTTCTGACATAGGAGAATTTCGTAGAGGTTATGCTTCTGACGCAATTCAAAATAATGGAACAAATGCTCTCAGTATATCAGCAGTCGTAGATTCTGATACTAATGATTATTTTGAAGTTTATTATAAAATAAATACATCTGATGGAGTAAATGCAAGAATAGATTACAACAGTACAGGTCTTATGACTTTTTTCGGTGGATACAAATTAATAACATAGGAATAAATTATGGCAACATTAAATACAAAAATTAAATTATACGCAGCAGCAAATAGTGTGGCTAGTGTAGATTTTGATACACAAGTTATACTTAAAGATAATGGAGATGGAGTTGTTTATATAGCTGAATGGAATTTAGCTATTGCTGAACCAACTGCTGAACAAATAGCATCATACGAAACAGCTGGTAATACAGCAGAAACTTTAAATGGTGTTTTAAATAAAAGAGCAAGTGAATATCCAACATTGCAAGATCAAATGGATATGCAATATAAAGATTTACTCAATGGTACTACTACTTGGAAAGACGCAGTAGCAAAAGTTAAATCAGATAATCCAAAGGAATAATATATGAGTTCAATAGTTAAAGTAGATACCATTCAAGAAAACACTTCCGCTAACGGAATTACAGTTGATGGTTTAAATATTAAAGACAGTAAGTTAGTAACTGCAAACTCTGTAGTAAATGGCAATATTACAAATGATGCGGTTACAGTTGATAAGCTGAATTTAATATCAACAAGTTCAGTTCCTAGTTTAGAAGCTAAAGGAGACGGAAGCTCACAAGATGGTTACATACAATTAAACTGTTCTCAAAATTCACATGGAATAAAATTAAAATCTCCAGCTCATTCTGCTAACGCTAGTTACACACTTACGTTTCCGCCTAACGATGGCGATGCTAATCAATTTTTAAAAACCGATGGATCTGGTGGTTTATCTTTTGCTGCTGCTGGTGGAATTACAGCTGCAACTACTTTTAGATTAAATGCTTCTTCTACCAATAGCAATAGTAATGCTGATATAACTGCAAACTGGGAAGTTGTTGATACACCAGATTATAGCACATTAGGCTCAGCAGTTAGTCAATCATCAGGAATTTTTTCATTTCCATCAACTGGATATTGGTTAGCATTATGCCATTTTTATGTTGCTATGGATAATGATGGTTCTTGTAATGTTTTTCTTAAGATTACTACAGATAATTCTACATACACTACAAGAGCATATAATAGTTCTGGAGCATCTGGAGCACAGAATGGTACTGTTGCCTATAATACAGTTATTGATGTTACAAACACTACAAACGTAAAATGTAAATTTGCCACAGGAAGTTTTTCTTCAGCTTATATTTATGGAGAAACTGCTGCAACAACAAGTGGAGTTACATTTATAAGATTAGGAGATACATAAAATGAATGATCCACAAAAAGATTACTTACAAAGAGCATATATGAGATTTAATACCAATTCGCCTAATTGGTGGAATTGGAAAAAAGTTGATAGTGATGGAAACAAAATTCCTAACGATCAAAGAATGACTTATGAAAATACAATAGTTCAAAATAAAGATGCAGTTAAACCATCTAAATCTGATGTAGATGCTATGATACAAACTATTAAAGATGCTGAAACAGCAGCAATAGATAAAAAAGCCTCTGGTAAACAGAAGCTAAAAGATCTTGGTTTAGATGATGATGAAATCAAAGCTCTAACTGGAGCATAATTTTTAACAACACAACCTGGCAAGACAAAACAATATGACAAAATTTATATTGATGTTGTACTTATGTACTTCTTTACCTGGAAATTTAAAATGTAATCAAGAAGCCATAATGCCATTTGAATATGTAGATTACTCAACTTGTGTTGTTCATGGTTATGTACACGCAAGAAATCATTTAATGCAAAATTACACAGTTGAAGAAGTTAATATGGATAGATTAGCAATAAGGTTTGAATGTAAAGAAATTAAAACAGAGAATACATAATGAAAAACAAAGCGCAAAAATCTAACGTACAAGATCACAATGGTATTAGAATATCCTACCATGAAAAGGTTTGCGCTGAACGTATGAAAACATTGTTTAAAGCAATAGATGAAATGCGAGGAGATATTAAAAGTTTGAAAGCCGACATGAATAGAGGAAAAGGAAGTGCTGCTGCAATAATAATTATAGGTGGTTTACTTGGCTCAATCCTCTACTACTTTACGAAATAGAACAACTAATGCTAAAGGTTTAGCAAACGAATTATTAGTTGCTGCTAAATTTGCAAAGGATCCAAATCTAATAGTCTTTACCCCAATCGGTGCGGGGCCAGTAGATATATTAGTTCTCAACATAAAGACGGGAAGGTACACGGCTTATGATGTCAAAACACAAAACTATCGCAAGAATGGCTGGAAGATTGCCAGAGCTAGAACTGGCGAGCAAAAGAGATTAGGTGTCAAAATTATTAATTTTGAACCAGAAAGTAAATGAAGCATGGAAGAAATTAAAGAAAGAATTAAACAACACGAAGGGTTTAGGCGTACTGTCTACTCCGACAGTTTGGGTTTCGCTACTATTGGTTATGGCCATTTGGTTCTACCTACCGATAGTTTTGTGGAAGGTGTGGAGTATCCTAAAGAAGAACTTGATGCTGTGTTTGAAAATGATTTCCAAATTGCTTTTACATCTGCGGAAGAATTACTTGAAGAAATAGAAGTACCAGAAACAGTTAAAGGTATCATTTGCGAAATGTGTTTCCAACTTGGTAAGCCTCGTACAATGAAATTTAAAAAGATGTGGGAAGGTATTGAGGAAGCTGACTACAATAAAGCTGCCGATGAAATGATTGATAGTAATTGGCACAAGCAAACTACTGCTCGTTGTGAAGATTTAGCCGAACTTATGAGGAGCTGCGCATGATTGGTTTATTAAGTTTATTAAAAAATCCTTTGGTAAAAATGGGAGCAGAAAAAATCTCGTCTCATTTCAAACATAAGGCAGAAAAAGTAAAAGTTATTAGAGCTGCTGAAATAGAAGCAGCTAAAGATACAGATGTTGCTAGAATAAAAAGCCAGGATCAATCTTACAAAGACGAGATATTAATGGTGTGGCTAATTTCTATGCTCACAACGGGATGGTTTCCAAGTACAAGAGAAAACTTTAGAGAGTGGGTATCAATCATTAATGATCTACCAGACAGCGTATGGTATTTAGTTATCATTGTATTCACAGCCAGCTTTGGAAGTAAGGTTACAAAATCTGTACTTGATCGAAAGAAAAAGTAATGGCTAAAATTAAATTTACTGGAACATTTATACCTCGTGATAAACCACCCAAGCGTGGCATCCATAAGAAATCTCAAAACAAATCAGAGAAAAGACAACGTAAGCAAACACGTTACAAAGGCGGTGGAAGATGAGAGACAATAAAGTATTAGAAAGTTTTATCAAGCATACTGAAAAAAAATTAAAAGAAATGAACTTGTTTAAGTTTCTTAAAAAAGAAGTTGAGACGGGTGCTAACGGCACACAAAATTATATTATTAAAAAAGGTATTAACAAAGGTAAGAAAGCGGAAACATGAAGTGGATTAAAGGAGCAGCATATACATTTTTAGGTATTCTTTGGCTTGTATTAATATTAAGTACAGCAGCGTTTGCTGTAGGCAATCAAACAAATACTTCTGGATCTAACACCGCTATTGAAGGAAGTTATACTGGCGGAGCTACAACTTATGAAAGTGGCAGCACATCTACCAGCACAACTACCAACAGCTCTACATCCAATATTAAATCAGCTCCATTTACTTCATCTGCGCCATCACTTGGCACAATGAATAACTGCGCATTAGCTTTATCTGCTGGTGTTCAAAACTTTTCTGTTGGGTTATCTGCGGGGAGACATTTTATTGATCCCGTTTGCCAAACAATTAACTTATCAAAAGCATTGCATGGTATGGGAATGAAAGTAGCAGCAATCAGTTTGCTTTGCCAAATACCAGAAGTTTTTAAAGCTATGAGTGCAGCTTACAGTAATACTCCGTGTCCGATACACGGCCAAATAGGGAAAGCATCCACTCAAATATTGTTTGAAGTTTATAATGGCAAGATGCCTACTTACGAAAAATATTTAAAGCATGAATTAAAAAAAATTAAAGCTGCAAAACCTAAAATAAAAAAAGAACTTAAAGATCCAATTAAGGTTCACTAATGACTAGAAAAACTAACACAGCATTAATTGCATTGTTGGGTACTATTCTTATGGGGCTAGCAACCTGGGTAGTAATCACACTTGTTGAGATCCAGGTAATCGTAATGATGCTGCAACAAGAGTTAATGGATCTCGATAAAGTTATAGGCAGAATTTATCATCACATGGATAGGCTAGCAAAATGAAGTATTTAATTATATTGGGAGCTTTACTATGGTTATTGTTATCATGGTTTGCAAGCTCTGTTGGTTTAAAAGCTGAAGAAATTACTACTGGTAATTTATTAATTAATGGTAATTTTGAAACTGGCAATACTAATGGATGGCAAACTACTGGCGATGTTCAAGTATTAAATGATTGCTGCACGTTAAATAATGTAGCCAGTAATTATGATTTAGAATTTGGCGATAGCGGATCTATTACACAAGACGTTAATCTAACTACTGAAAGTATAACCCAAGATATGCTAAATAATGGCATAACTTTAAGCCAGGTTACTGAAGTACAAAATGGCGAATGCGCTGTTAGTGGCTGTTGGGGTGGCCAAGGTGGAGCTGATAGTTTTACAATTACACTAAAAATTAAAGATAGTAATGGCAATGTTATTGCTTCTATGAACTCTACTCGTACAGATACAACGGGTATTGCTGGAGCTAACTTTACCGATACTTTAATTTATACGGGATTTGGTTCTAATGTTGGTAATACAAATATAGCTGCAATAGATGCTAATGCGCCAGCAAATCTAGGTGGGCCAAACATAGACAATATTTCTTTGTCAATGACTTTTGACAATACTGTTTTACAAGATGACACCAAAGAAGATTTAAGAGAGTTTGAGGAGCATAAAGTAGAGCTGCCGCAAGAACCTACATTTGTACCAGAGGTTATATCTGCTCCACCACCTAAAGAAGAAAAGTTTAAAGAAGTTGCAGCTCCTATTGAAACTTTTAAGAAGGAGCCAAAAGAGCCAAAGCCGCCAATATTAGCTTTAGCTGCAACACCTAAAGAGGAACCTAAAGAAGAAAAACCAGAAACATTAGCTAAATCAATCATAGAAGAAACTAAAAAGGAGAAACCAAATGTACGGAAAAAAGAAACCAGTAAGAGTAAAACCGAAACAAAAGCCGAGAGTGAAACCGAAGAAAAGGTAACATCTAAAAAAGAAGTTAAAAAAGAAAATACTAAAGTTGCAAAACTTGAAGCTGCTATGGATAAAGTAGATGCTGTAGTTAAAGATGCTGCTAAAAACTTGGAAGTAAAAAGTATTATAAAACTAGATGCAATGAAAAGTGATATTTCATTAGCAGCTTATAACAACCAAGAGTTTTATAAGAGCAAAGATATATATCTAAACCAAGTTGTAATGTTTGATAACAGAAAGATTTACAACAATGTTAGCCTGGCGAACTACATTAGTAATGATCCAATAAATATAAAAGAAAACAAATTGTATAAAATAAATTTAGAAAAACAAAGATTGTTAATAGAAATACGGGAGTTAAATAATGGATAGTATAAAGAAAAACCTAACTAACATAGTTGTCATCATTGGTTTAATTGGTTCCATTGGAGCTGGTTTTACAAAATTTGCAAAGATGGAGAGTACCATAGAGCAGTTAGCAACACAGACAGCACCAGATTTAACTGGTATTGAAACAAATGGTTTTGGAATAACTGATAATACAACTGCTATTGCTGTAATTGAAGAAAAGGTTTCTGCGCTAGAAAACATGGATACTACTCATACTCACAATACCAAACACTCACATAACAACAGCGCAGTTAAAGTATTAGAAAAAGAAATAGAACTATTAAAACTACAGATTGAAGAAATAAAAGTTAAGTCATCTAATCCACTAGGGAATTAAACTGGTCTGGGTGGAAGGATTTGAACCTTCGATCCCTAGCTCCCAAAGCTAGTGCGTTACCAGGCTACGCTACACCCAGACTTCTATATTTTGCACGTCTTGTATCAGAGAGTAATCAGAGAGTAAATGATATTGCTTTGTGAGATCAGCTAGGAAATACAACCCTTATTTAACGTCACTTTTTGCATATATAAAGTTACTAATCGGGGTTGCAACTGTTATGTATCAACGATAATAAACTAAATGATTGGTAGGTTCAAATCCTACGAACAGTTGTTCTTACACAACACTTTTAAAGCATCAGAGAGTAAACCAGAGAGTAAATGAAAGAGTTTTGAGGGAGTTGTTAGCTCCCCCCAATTTTTTTTTGTTAAGCAGTTTTTAAATTAATCCATTGTGGATCTTTGTCTGCAACGGGATCTTTAAAAGTATTTTCGCCAGCTAGCTCACGATTTAATTTAGGCATTAATGGAGCATAACGCCTCTGTAGCTTGCGTTCTTCTTCTATGTTGGCATCTATCTCTCTAAACTTTTTAAGTACCATATCTTGCTGAAATAAAGGTATAGAAGGGAGCATATCTTCTGGCACACCTTTATATAATAAATTTATATCCCAGCCTTGTTTACGACATAAGATAAACAATTTACTTGAACCAATTTCGTTCATAGCTTTTTCATATTTTTGGATTTGTTGAAAACTAACTTGAATAGACTTTGAAATTCTAGTTTGTGTTTTCTTTGATAAAGTTCGCAAAATAAATAATACTTTTGCTACTCTTTGTTTTTCTTGTAACTCCACTTCCTTAGTTGCTGACATACTATCATCCCTCGGTTATTTGATTAATAGCAGTTCTTCCTTCTTTTTCATTCAAATTCAAATCTTTGTAATAATGGTTATCTCTAATTTCTTTAGTATTGCCGTATCTTTTATCCATTTGTTTTTCGGTCAATACTTTAAGATCTTCCATTCTTGAAATGCTCCATTTTCTGAAAGGAGATAAGCCACTTTTCCAATCAATCCCAAGTTTTTTGGCAGATTGTTTTACTTTTTTACCAGCTCTACTTTTAGTTAAATCAAAAATTCTAACAAAATTTCTTTTTTTTAATTCTTTAGTAAAAGGATCCTGGTAAACAGTATTTCTTAAAGTCTTTGGAAACAGCTGCGTTTTCATCCATATGTCTAATAAAGTTAATAATTTATCAGATGCCATAATTGGATCTCTAGCATTTACACCAGTTTTTAAGAAGTAGGGTCTAAATTTATTCCATTTGTCTAGTGAGTGGTTAAGGTGGATTTTACCATTATCAAAGTCAATATCATCATAACAAACAGCAACAACCTCGTTAGCTCTCGGGCCAGCCTCGGCAGCTAATTGGTACAATGTTTTTAACTTAATATCTTTTTCACTATTAAGAACGCTTAACAATTCGTGAGCTTGTGGCAGCCATTCTTTTTTCTTAATGTATTGAGTAAAGAAATTTTTTTGAAATTTAAAAGTCATTATTGAATAATCAATCTTCCAAGAATGCTCTAAACAATATTTAACAAATTTTTTAAATTCGCCAACTACTTCTTTAATAGTTTTTTTACCAATGGTTTTATCTAATTTTATATAATATTCCTTGCCGTCTTTAGTTCTCCAGGCAAGCTGCTTACTAGATAAAATCTTAGGTAATGTAAATTCTTTAAAATCAGACATTTTATAATCTGATAAAAATTCCTGGTTGATGTATGGCGACACATGGTTTTTAATATAACCAATCTGCATCTGCACATACTCTGGAGTGTTTAACGTGCCTTGCTCTAATACTTTTATGTAAGAGTTTAAAGCATCTTGAAATGTAATTTTCTGATCTACGACATCTGTTTTTTCAGAATTTTCTAATTTAGATCTTAAGGCTTCAGCTTTTCTTTTTTCATTTAAACCAAAAACTTCTTTGTTTTGTTTTTTAGTTTTACCATTAACTTTGTAAACTACCTGGACAACTAACTTTTTACCGCCAGCTCTAAGCTCCTCTACGACTTGAACTTTCATATATTAATTATTCTCCATCTGTTCGTTAAGTAACATTCTCTGTTCTGCAAGCAGTAACGGATCCGATTTTAATGCTTCCTCATAAGTATTTTTTTTGCCATCGACATGATTTTTAGTCATACATAAACTAAAGCCTACATCGTCAACTCTAAAGATTTTTTCATAAAAACCATTACCTTTATTATTTTCATAACACACAGACATTCTGTCTCCAACTGAAGTAGATCTGTGACCCATGTAAACTCCATTTTCGTTTTTAGGATTATTTTCTAATGAAGCAATCATTGTAAGATTTTCAGATCCATCATAGTGATTACCCTCTGGATCTTTAATTTCTGGATTACTCCAGCTGTCGTCTCTGTTTTGAGTAAATTTATAAACATCCTCCAACATATCTTTAACGTGTTGAAATCCATCCTCTGGAACATAAGTTGCTATATGTTTTGCTTTATCTTCAAAAGCCATATGGATTACTTTTATTTGTTTAATTTTTTTTGACATTAAGCAGCCTCCTTGGTTGGTTGATAAACTATGTAAGAACTAAATACCTGGTTCTCAAAATGATGAGCTTTTAATTTTTTTAAATTTTTAAAGAAACCAACAAGCGCATCTTTAGTATTATTTATATTGAAGTGAGTAGTCTGTAAGTGGATATAATTTTTTGCAGTAGTAAATCTATAATTGTGATTACCAGCAACAAAAAACTTTTTAACAAAACCATTTAGCCATTTGCCTTTCTCAGTTTTATTAGAGATCTTAGGTACTTTGTATTTCATTGGCTTTTCTGCAAATTGAGTTCTACCATAGCCGTAACCTTTTCTATAAAGTCTAGTCATTTTGAAATTAACAACTGTCATATTTAAGCAGCCTCCTTATATTTTGGTTGATATTTTTTAGCATGAAGTGTTGCGCCTAACTTTCCAGCGCAAGCAAAACCTTCAGCGTTAAACAGATCATCAAATTCAAAACCGCTGTCATCCATTTTGCCAGATCTAATTCCCCAAGGGTACAAGACACCAGGAACTTTTAATCTGTAACATAAAAAATTTGGATATTTTGAATTGTGATAATAAGTAGTTGCGGTATCTGAAAGTTTTACCCAACCAAACTTATCTTTTTTAAATGCCATTTAAGCAGCCTCCTTTTTTGTTTGTGTTTTAAATTCTTTATCCCAAACCAACAAAGTTTTACCGATTACTTTTGAAGATTTATTATTTTGGGGAAGGATTATTTTTGTAAAATATTTTTCTAAGTTAGAGTAGGTAGCGAACTTTATTTTTTTGAAGTTTTTAACCATACAATAGATATAATTACCTATCTGGCAATAGTCAAGATATTATTTTGCCAAGTTGGTAAGTTTATTTAGGCGTAGGGAGGGTATCTGAATTTAATCAGATTGGAATAGTTCTAATGTAAAATATTTAGGCTTCTATTTTACTTAGTTGGTCTTGCAGACTTATAACAGCAATCAATTTTGAGTGAGCTGTTTTACTTATAGCCGCAATTCCTGGAGGATACATTCCCCCGTTTTTAACTTTTAGTCTCGTGATCTTTGCGTTCAGAGACTTTCGTTCCTTCTCGATCTGAGTTATCTTTTGGCTCAGATGTTGGTAATGGTTTATCGCCATCGTTTACCTCTTTTATTCTAGCGAACTCAAAGCTAACAGTTTTACCATCAACTTCAAAAGAAGCTGCATCGCTAGGTACCATTTGGTTTGCAGCATCAGCAACAGAAGCAAAAATTTCAGTAGCAGTAAAGCTAGCACTTCCGTTCCAGAATTTTTCAATCCGTTTACTCATCGGGATAATCTCTTTCTAAAATTATTTTGCAGTAATGAATTATTTTTTTAATATCTTCAGCTTTATTTTTATTTTGATGTCTGCACGCTAATTTTACTATATTTCCTTCAGCAAACAAGAGTTTATTCTCACATATAAAATAAGCTGGGGATACTTTTAAATCTTTATAATGAGATCCGCCAACTTGTTCAGACAAACATTCATAATTAAATTCTTTAAATATATCTGAATGCGTCATTGCTTTACTATCTGAATGCTTCTTGCTTTTCCTGGTAATTTTTTTATCCATCCTCGTTCTACAAGTTGTTTTATTCTTGCACCAATCGTACATTTTGATTTAGCACCTATCGCCACCTTCATTTCATCATAAGATGGCGACACGTTTTTTTTTACAATATAGTTTTTAATAAACTTAAAAAGTTTTAGTTGCTTTTCAGTTAAACCATATTGTTCCATTTTGTATTACCAGGGAGCTTCTTCAAGAGGTTGCGGTGCTGGTTGAGCTATAGCTCCGTTACCCGTTCCCGTTTTCTTGATAGTAATCTTTAAAGATTTATCATCCTGGATATAAGCAGATGCCTCCATCCAAACCTCATTTATAGTAAAATTCTTTCTATAAGGTTTATTAGTTTTAGCATTTATTTTATCGCTATCTGATAAAACAAGATCGGGTCTATTGCTAGTAGATGGATCTTTTGGATCTTTGTCTGCGTTACGTTTCAAACTAAATGTTGCCACCCAGTTTGGATCTTGTGGTTTCTTAAAATCAGCCATATATATTTATCCTTTGGTTAATTGCTGTTTTCTATTTAAGAAGGCATTTTTTACTTCTTCGTACCTTGTTAAATTTTGTGTTTTGAGCTGCATTAAAAATTTTTTATTTTGACTTTTTAACTGCTCTAAATTTGCTTGGTGGGTTATAGTTTTTACCCTTTCTAAAATTACATCTACATGATCTAATTTAATCCCTGAGTTTTCATTGTTGTTTTGTTTTTGATTAGGCATTTCTTGATCGGAATACACATTGCCGTGAATACCCAATGCTTTTAAGATTGCACGATCAACAGCTCTTTTTTCTGCAATCGCTACTGGGTAATCAAATTGATTATTTTTAGGAGAGGCTTCTCCAAGTGTTGTAAATTTTTTGGTTTTATGTAATGCAACTGCCTTAACAACTGCTATGTCTTTATCTAAATTACAATGTACTAGATCTATGTTTGTTTCAATATTGTAATGTTGGGCCAATCCTTCTACTTCCAAATGTTTTATAATCCATTTGCCAGGCTTAAACTCCCACATACCACCTTTTGTTTTTAATGTTTTAAGATAAGTCTCTAATGATATTAAATTTATGACGTTACCCATGCAGCTCCTTTTTTGCATAGCCAGAGCTTGAATGAAGGGAAAAGAATACTGCTGTATTGAAACCCTTGTCATACATCGCTGCACGACTACTCTGGCTATATTTAACAAAGCTAACCGCCAAGAGAGCCAAGGCTATAATTACGACAAGGAGCAAACCTCTATAATTATTTTTTTTCTTTGCTAAATTCTTTTTCAGCAGCCACGGCTGCACATTTAAAACTGATATATTTTGTTTCATTCTAAACCCCATAATTTCATTGCAATATCTTTATGTTCTCCCATACCCTTCCAAAAGAAGTGGTTAAAATCTGGAGCAATATCTTGATGCCAAGTAGTTTTACCAGCGTGATTAGACATCACTCTTTCTCTACGCCTGGCTACCATAGTTAATTTGTTAAGACGTTTGCGCAAGTTCTCTGGTTTTAAATCCTCGCAATTTTCTGGGGTAAAAATTTTGTAATTTTCTTCATTCATTACAAACAAGTGTGGTTTCTTTTTTTCTTCACAAGCAAAATAATAAAACGCCACCTGGCTGATATGCTCCTCCCATCCAAGATAACCTTCATCTAATTTAGGTAATGAATAATTTGAAGTACCATCTTTTCTGGGTCTGTTTTTCTTTCTGTGTTTTGTTTTCATTTCTACAAAATTTTCTGGATCCTCAAAATCAATACGGCCAATCGTAGGTAGGATGCAGCCATCAAGAGTTAAATCTACAGATCTTTCACATTCAATAGGGGAGGTTAAATTAATTTCTCTCAATCCATCTTTTAAAGTTTGAAATGATTTTGCTAATCCTAATCTTCCGACATCGTGTTGTGCTTTGTCTGCTTCATCAACTGGTTCGTAACCATTATATTTATCTAAAATTTTATCAAAAATTTTTCTTTGTGGTGCGATCTCTACTTTGCATAAACCTTTACCAATTTTATTTTCCCATAAATATTTACCAAACTTTAAAATACCCATGTCGCCTAAACATACACCAGCAAACATTTTAGAATTAATTGGCAGCTTGCGTCTTTGCTCTTGTGTTAGATATAAATATTTATAGCTCCACATATCGTCTGCTGCATTAAGTTGCGATGGGGAGTGATGATTAATTTTATATAATTCTACCCACTCTGGCAGATCTTTAATGTCATCTAAAAAATCGTCTGTAATCATAATACAAATTAAATACTTTATGAGAACGATTGGTAAACAGAATAAACCTTATTGGCAAATTAAATTACCAAATAGGTAAAATCAGAGGTTGTGTAGGTTGTGGATAATTATTTGTAAGGATTTATTTTATTAGAAGCTAATCTGCCTGGCTTATATTTATTATAACTTTCATAAAAAGTCATTTTTCGTGGTGCAGCAATTTTAATTTCTCTAGGATCTACATTAGTTGAAGTAAGTTTTGTCATTGGTTTTTTAGTTTCTGGATGTAATAAATTTAATCTAAATGTCGGCTGAGATTTATCTATTTCAATTAAACAAATAACATCACGGCAACCTTTTTTTCTACATTTATCACTTGGCTCAATATAGCAAGTGCTGTTGATAGCATCTTCACTAAAACCATCATAATCATAATCTGTAGCTCCAGATCTTTCAAATAAATGTATTTCGTTATGAGCTTCTCTACCAGGCGCATAAAATTGAACAGCTTTTGTTTGTGGTGTGTAAAAACCACCAGGCACAATAATATCTCTAAAATTTTTTTTATGTAATCTTTTAACTATGTAATCTTCTGCGTAAGAATGTAATTCTATGGTATCAACTTTTTTAGCTGGAAATAATATATCGGAAGGATCGCATTCAATAATTTTAGCAATTAATATTGCTTGCTCTGGACTAATTTTTCTTTCGCCTTTTTCCCATCTAAAAGTTGTTACTGGAGATACACCCATTTTATAGGCAAGCTCTTTACTATCCATTCCAACTTCTAACATTTTCTTTTTTAAATACATATCTGAGTTATTATCTTTAATATCTTTAATATCAATAACTTTTACCATGGTGGCAATGAAACAGAAAGCATTGGTTATGTCAATAGTGTTACACCAAAAATTACAGTAATTTACAACTCTGGTTATATGTTGACAAGTTTGGCAACTTTCTATTGCCAACAAGGTTTCATTTCCATAATGACAATGAATGCAATTAGAAAAATTTAGAACTACAAAAGGTTTATCATATAAAAAATTAGCTGATTTAATAGGTGTTGTGGGTGTTTCACCAGCAACCACAATATTTAGGTGGTGCAAGGGATCTCGAATGCCTGGTCGTAATTGGATTAAAATCATTAAAGAGAAAACAAAAGGCAAGGTTATGCCAGCCAGTTTTTATGAATAAAAAGAAACAAAAATTAACTGGTACTATAAATAATTATCCATTAGTTGAGGTGCGTTGGTTGGATGCGGTTGGCGATAGCGGCTGGATGCAGCTTGATAAAGCAATAGCATCAAAACCCGCTGCTCCCGTTTCCTTGGGTTATAAATTACTTCACACAAAAGAAAAAATAACAATCTTTACTGATTACATTATTGATGACGAAGATGGATCTTTAACAGTTGGTAACGTCACAACTATTCCCGCAGCTTGGGTGCATGAAGTAACGGAGATAACTTTCAAATGACAGATCAAACACGATGGGGAATACCAGATGTCATTACGCAAAACAAAGCTAGAGCTAAACAAACAAAAGATTTTCAAGAAAAAATAGAAAGTTTAAAAAAAGATATAGATCGACTTTCAGAGGAAAACGCTAACGTCAAATTAATTAATAAAAACTTAAATCAAAGCAACAAAGATTTAGTAAAAAAATTAGACGAGCAAGTCAAAGAATTTAGAAACAAAGGAGATCTGTGAATGTGCTTGATTTATTTTCTGGCATTGGTGGTTTCTCGCTTGGTTTGGAAAGCACGGGATTTTTTAAAACTATTTCATTTGTTGAAAAAGATAAGTTTTGTCAAAAAGTATTACGAAAGAATTTTCCAAATGTACCAATCGAGGATGATGTAAGGAATGTCAAAGGAGAAAGATTTAGAGCAGATGTCATTACTGGAGGGTTCCCGTGCCAACCATTCTCCGTTGCGGGAAAAAGACGAGGAACAGACGATGATCGCTTCCTCTGGGATGAGACTATTAGAATTGTATCCGAGACAAAACCCAAATGGTTCATTGGGGAAAATGTTGAAGGCATTATTAACATCCAAGACGGCATGGTGTTCAGACAGATCCACGATGACTTGGAAAGCGAAGGTTTCGAAACGCAAAGTCTTATTATACCAGCTAGCGGTAAAGGTGCATGGCATCAAAGAAAACGTGTCTGGATCATCGGCTGCAATGAGAAGAACATTTCCAACACCAACAACATTCGATCAGTACGAGTTCAAGAACCCGAGGAAGAAATCATCGGGGGGTCAAAAGCCACCTCTAACCCAAGTAGTTCACATGATGTATCCAACACCAAACGCAACGAACATCAACACCCCACAATCGAGCAGAGTAGAGAGAACAAAATCTGGGGGTTTCATACTACGGAAAAAAAACAAACCACACATGACATACGGAGCAAGACTTCAAGATGCAATGGAATTTCTGGAAAAACCGAAAGTTGGTGGGAAGCTCAATCCGACATTTGTAGAAATGTTAATGGGTTATCCTATGAATTGGACAAAGATCGAGCAAACAGAATTAAATCACTCGGAAACTCAATCGTTCCACAAATCGCAAGAGAAATCGGAAAAGCTATAATGGAGGTAGAACTTGGTTAGAGGAACTTTAAAAGGTAATTATTTTAATACTGGCGATCCGTATTCCGAGTGGTGCAGAAATAATCAAGTTTACATGATTGATATGGATGCGGTTGGTATTTGCAAGGTTTGTAAAATTCCGTTGTATCTGGCCGAGACGTGCTTTGATCGGGGCCAGACGTGGAAAGCGACAACGACTACTGAAGCGTTAGCCAATCTAGCTAGTTTACCTTCCTTCCTGGTTTTCTATCAAGCCAATGAGAATAGAGAAGTTGTTAGCCTTAGAGTTACGCAGCTGACACCTACAAAAGGTAAAGAAACATTAATGCTGCCAGATGGTTGGTTTCAAGTATTAGAATTACTACAAGAGCAGCACGATCCGCATTGTGTAAAAAAGGCTATCCAATGAGTTACTTCTTTGTAGGCGATCTAAACGTGCTTCGTGATGTTAGGCTATCTCCAATCGATAAATTGGTTTATTTCAATCTGGTGGGATATATGAAGGCTACAGACGGCAAATGCTGGCCGAGGTACGCAACGATAAAAAAAGATTTAGGTATAAGTCGAGCAAGTATAAATCGTTCAGTTCATCATCTTGCCAAACTAAAATTGATAACAATAAAACGCTTATCATCAACTAATCTTTATTTAATGACACAGCAAATGGAGTTAGAGAAAAACCGCATAAAAAGGCTGAAGTCTAAATTTGATACCACTGAGGTATCACAGAGCAATATATTAATAAAACCATCCTTATATAACCATAACACTCGGTATGTTAATAAGTATCAAAGAGCAAGATACTCCCCCCCCACCGCTAAACATAGTGGAACATCAATAGAGTATGAAGGCGAGCAGTATGATTACGTTGCTGAGTATGGAGATAGCGTTGAATACAGAAATAAGAACGGGGATAAGATTGCCAAACATAAGTGGAAGAAAGACGAACCCATAAAAAAGTTTGAAGCCATCGTAAAGGTGGCTAGTTGAAGTTAAGGTGTGTAAAATTAATGGATATATTGGATGAAGCTGGCTTGGCAGAAAGGTTTATGCCTAAACCAAAACTACCAAAAGCAGCGTCTATGTTTGATATTCTAAAATTTAGTTATGATCCTGGAGATCACGGGTTCCATGAGAATAAAGATAAATTAAAACTTCGAGCCAATAACAAACAGATTAATTGCTGGGATCTAACTATTACTGAATTACTACCTCTCGTTGATTTAGAAGATAGGCAGATATTATGGCAAAGATCTAAAAGATATTCCTGGGTTGCTCTTGGTAAAATGTTTGGCTGCCATCGAGTGACAATTAAGAAAAAATACATCAACGCAATATTCAATCTTGAAAGTAAGCTCAGTAAATCACTTATAGACAAGATCGATCAAATTTAGTAATTGAAAGAGTACAGTTGGATAATAATTTATCCGTAATTATGGCTGGTCATCCACTTAAAAAAATACAATGCGAAAGTATCGCTAGAACCTCTGGCAAACAGTGTAGAGCAAAAGGGTATTTAAAGAAGTCGGGTCATTATCGGTGTCGCTTCCATGGTGGAGCTTCAACGGGAGCTGTTACATTAGAAGGCAAATTAATTGCTTACAAAAATTTAAAACAATTTAAAAATTATACCGATGAACAACTATTAATATGGATACAAAACAAACAGATGAAATCATCAAGCGTTTAGAGCTAGGCGAGCCTTTATCAAAAATTACAAGAGATAAAAAACTTCCAGACGCTTCAACAGTTTACAAGCACTCAAGAGATAATAAAGAGCTTCACGATAAAATCATGCAAGCAAGACAAACTGGCGTTTGGACTTTACTCGATAAGATAGCGGAAGATATGGAGATCCCAAAGACACCACAAGAGACACATTTTTTAAGAGAGAAATATAGTCATATAAGATGGCTTGCGTCTAAACTTGCTGCTAAAACATTTGGCGACAAGCTACAACAAGATATTAAACAAGACACGACAATAACTGTAAGTTGGGGTAATCCAAATGATATGGTTGATGCTAAAAAGATTGTGGAAGAAATACAAACGACAGCTGTTCCGAGCTTACCAACTGGATAGATAAGGTAGTTTCTCCGTGCTTTCATACTGAACGCCTGGCTCCTCGCCAGCGGGTATGAGTTCGGATCAAAGCCATAACTCTCTGGTTGCTCTCTGGTTTATTAAATAAATAAAGAACAACGCCAATAGTTGGTAGGTTTTATACCTACGAACCATTGTATTTGCATATAAAAGCAGAACATTGCGAGAACATTTAGGGGGGTATACCCCAAAATCCACCCGCATTTTCTAAGTATATATAAGTTGGGAGTTCAGCACACAGACACAGACACACAGATTATGAATGACAGAATAAAAGATAAAAACAAAATGATTACTGCAATGGTTTTCCTAGCCGAAGATACAAACGGCATGGTTATCCACTTAAATGGATTTGACGATCCAAAGCACGCAAATACTTTTGTAAAAAAATTAATGAAAAATAGTGGGATCGAATACAACTCAATTTTAGATATGGTTGATCTACCCACACTACACTAGGAGAAACATGGAAAAAATAATTAAGTATTGGAATAGTAGAAGTACAAATATAAAAGCGGCTGTAGTTATTGCTGCTGTTGTTATTGTAATTTCTATAATTTTCTAATGCACATCCAGATACCTTATACGCCTCGGCCATTACAAGCGAAGCTGCATGAGGATTTGGATAATCATAGATTTGCAGTTTTAAACTGTCATCGTAGATTTGGGAAAACAATATTGGTTATACTTCATTTGATTAGGAAAGCTCTAACCAATGATAAGAAAAACCCAAGGTATTATCTGATCGGGCCAACATTTGTAAGTATTAAACGGGTTTGTTGGGATTATTTAAAACAATACGCTGGCTGTATTCCTGGTACTACATTTAACGAAACCGAGTTAAGATGCGACTTTCCCAATGGCGCAAGAATAACATTGATGTCTGGAGAAGATCCAGATCGTATTAGAGGAATTTACGCTGATGGAATTTGTGTTGATGAATGTTCACAGATGAACCCAAAACTTTGGCACGAAATTTTAAGACCCGCTATTTCTGATAGGCATGGGTTTGCTTATTTTATTTCGACACCAGCTGGAATGAGTAATATATTTTATGACTTATACCAATACGCATTAAGTGATCCAAAGTGGCTAGCTTACACAGCTAAAGCATCGGATACTAAATTAGTCGAACAAGAAGAATTAGACGCTGCTAAAGCTCAGATGGGGGATAGTAAATTTTTGCAAGAATTTGAGTGCGATTGGGTGGCAAACGTAACGGGTTCTATTTATGGAAACATAATACAAAAACTAGAAGATAATAAACAGATAACCAGGATCGCTTATGATCCATCGCTTTTAGTTTCGACAGCATGGGATTTGGGTTACGGAGACAACACAGCAATAGTTTTTTTTCAACAAGTCGGTAATCAAATAATGATTATTGATTATTACGAAAACAACAAAGAAGGTTTACCGCATTATGTTCAGATGATTAAAGATAAAGATTATGTTTATGATGAACACTATGCACCACACGACATTGAAACTCACGAGTTTAGCAATGGTAAAACAAGACGAGAAATTGCTTATCAATTAGGAATAAGATTTAGGGTACTGCCAAAACTTCCATTAGAAGATGGAATACACAATTTAAAAATGGTGTTACCTAAATGTTGGTTTGACGCAGAAACGACTAAACCATTAATAGCTGCATTAAGACATCATCATCGAAAGTATAATGACAAGATGAGAATTTTTAGTGCAAAACCCGTTAAGGATTTTAGCTCACACGCTTGCGATGCTGCAAGATACATGGCTATATCTTTATCGGAATTACCAAGACAAAAATTAGCAGAACAGCAAACAGCTGAAAGCGAATATCAAATACACCAGGAGAAATAATTATGGGTTTTTTAATGCCAAAAATGCCAGCTATGCCAGCTATACCAGAACCAAAACCTTTACCAGAACCACCAAAGGCAGAGGATCCAGTAAGAGCAGAAGAAGCTAAAGAAAAAAGAGCTGCTATTAGAAGAAATAGAAAAGGCAGAAGCTCTACAATATTAACAACAGCTGATGGCTTAGAAGATAACGAGCTAACAACTAAAAAAACTTTATTAGGAGGAGAATAATATGGGAGGAGTAGCAAGAAGAATTTTACCAAAACCACCAGCACCACCACCAGCACCAGTATATACGCCACCACCAGCTCCAGTAGCTACAGTTGCACCAACTACAGCTGAAGTATCACAAGCAACATCAACAATGATGTCTGATGCAAGCACAGTTGTATCAAATAATAAAAAAGGAAGAAAATCTACAATTTTACAAAAAGCAAAAGGTTTAGGCGATACTAATTTAAACACTACTAAAAAAACATTGGGAGAATAGATGGCAGACAATCCAAAAGCAAAAATGGTTATGGAGAGATACAATTCTCTTAAAGGCCAAAGAAGTACATGGGAAGATCATTGGCAAGAGCTTGCGGATTATTTTTTACCAAGAAAAGCAAACATTACAGAAAAACATACGCCAGGCGACAAACGTCACGATCAAGTATTTGATGGTACTGCAACACACGCATTAGAATTATTATCTTCATCTTTAAATGGAATGTTGACTAATACTATTTCTCCATGGTTTGTATTAAAATTTAGAAACCAAATGGCAGCTGACAATGATGCAGCTAACGAATGGCTAGAAAGTTGCGCAAAAATTATGCAGCAAGTGTTTGCTAGATCTAATTTTCAACAAGAAATTTTTGAATTATATCACGAGCTTTTATGCTTTGGTACATCAGCTATGTTTATTAGTGATGATGTTCAAGATGATTTAAGATTTAAAACTTTACATATATCAGAAATATTTATTACTGAAGATAGTAAAGGAATGGTTGACAGTTTAACTAGAAGATTTCATCTTAAAAATAAAAACATCCCTTCAATGTATGGAGACGCAGAACTTCCAAAAGCCATCTTAACAGATATAGAAAAAGCACCTTATGAAGATGCTGTAATTATTCATTCTGTTTACCCAAATGAAACACCTATGGGTTTTGACAATAATAAAAATATGGATTGGGTATCATGTCATGTTCACGAAAAAACTGGAACACTATTAAGAGAAAGTGGATTTAAAGAATTTCCTTATGTAGTGCCTAGATATTTAAAATCTTCATCTAATGAAATTTACGGCAGATCTCCAGCAATGAATGCGTTGCCTGATGTTAAGATGTTAAACACAATGTCTAAGACAACTATCAAAGCAGCTCAAAAACAAATTGATCCACCTTTAATGGTTCCCGATGATGGATTTATGTTACCTATTAGAACTGTTCCTGGCGGATTAAATTTTTATAGATCTGGTACTAGAGAAAGAATTGAACCTTTAAATATCGGTTCAAACAATCCACTTGGTTTACAAATGGAAGAACAAAGAAGAAAAGCAATTAGGGAAAACTTTTTTGTCGATCAGTTAATGACAGCGCAAGGCCAAAACATGACAGCCACAGAAGTGATGCAAAGAACTGAAGAAAAAATGAGATTGCTAGGCCCCGTGCTAGGTAGACTTCAATCTGAATTATTGCAGCCACTAATTACTAGAGCATTTAATTTATTATTAAAAAATAATAAACTACCTCCAATCCCAGAAGAAATTGGCGATCAAGATGTAGAAATTGAATATGTATCTCCATTAGCTAAAGCACAAAAAAGCCAAGAGCTTTCATCTGTTATGCGTGGAATAGAAATATTTGGTTCAATGCAAAATATAGCTCCAGTTTTTGATTACTTAGATATTGATGGTTTGGTTAATCACATCCAAGAAGTTTTAGGATTGCCAGCTAAAATTATGAGATCAAAAGCTGAAGTACAACAAATGCAACAACAAAAACAACAACAAGAAATGGAACAAATGCAATTACAACAAGCACAGCAAGTCGCAGAAAGTGCTGGAAAAGTAGCTCCAGCTTTAAAGGTTCTAGGTGGACAGTAAAGATCTTAAACAACTAGAACTTAATTATAAAAAAGTTTTTAACTCTGAAGAAGGCAAACAAGTCTTAGAAGATTTAAAAAAAAGATGCAGCTTTTATTCTACGTCACATATTAAAGGCGATAGTCACGAAAGTGCATTTTTAGAAGGAACAAGATCAGTAGTCTTGTTTATTAATAATATGCTTACAAAAAAACCTATGGAGGATAAATGAGCAGCGAAACAAACCAGGTAGCAGTTGAGCCTACAAGCCAAGTGTCTGCGGAAACACAAACAACAACATTAACACCAGAAACAGTAGTAACAGATTGGAAAGCAAGTCTTTCCGATGAAATAAGAGCTGATAAATCTTTAGAAAATATTAAAGATGTAGAAGGTTTAGCAAAGTCTTACGTTCATGCACAAAAAATGGTTGGAGCTGATAAAATTCCAGTACCCAATAAATTTGCAACAGATAAAGATTGGGATGCAGTTTATGAAAGACTAGGCAGACCAGCGGATGCTACTGGATATAAATACGATTTACCAGAAGATCAAAAAATAGATGAAACATCATTAAAAAACTTTTCAGATCAAGCTCATAAACTTGGATTACTTCCTGGTCAAGCAAATGGTATGGTTAAATTTTATAATGAAATGACAGCTGCATCTATGCAAGAAGCTGATACCACAGCAAAAGCTGCAAGAGAAGCAAGCACTACTGAGTTAAAGAAAGAATGGGGTCAAGCATACGATCAAAAAATTACTCAAGCTGCTAATCTAGCTACTTCAGTTGGAGCAAATAAATTGTTAGATGCTAATATGGCAGACGGAACTAAACTTGGAGATCATCCAGTTATGATAAAAGCGTTTGCAGAATTAGCTAGTAAAATGGGAGAAGATAGTATTACTCAATCTTCTGGGCCAACTTATCAAACACCAGCTCAATTAGAAAAAGAAATTGGAGAATTAACTGCGCCTGGAACTGCGTATTGGGATAAACATCATCCTAATCACAAAGCAGCAATAGAGGAAGTAACATTATTAATTCACAAAAAAAATAACGAAAGTGTTTAAAAATTTTGGCTTTACGAGAAAAGAAAAAATCTGTATAGCTAAATTATTGGGATAATCGATAGACCCCGAAAGACATTAGGAAAGACTAACATCTAAAAGATGTAAAAGCCAGGTTTCGACCCGCAAGGATAATCAGCCGTTTAACATAAACATAAACATAACCAAAAGGAGATTAGTATGTCTAATCAAATAACTACTTCTTTTGTAGAGCAGTATAGTTCAAATGTAACTATGCTTTCTCAACAAATGGGAAGTAAATTAAGAGGTTCT